TGTTATCGCTTACGCTAATTTGTGTCCATGTGTTGTTATTTTGCGACACATCATCCCAAGTATTGTCACCAACAGAAATGTCAGACCAATTATCGCCCAGACGCACCCCATTGCAAGTAACAGTAGACTCGCCAGAAATACTCGCAGAAAAGTCAAATATTCCATAAGCGTTAGCCTCGACTGTTGCTTCACAAGAGATTTGGGCTGTGCCATCAGCAATGATGCCACCCAAGGCGCTTACTGTTGCTGTTCCTGTTATTGACCCAACAGCCTCACGGACTCGGATAGCCTCTGCGGTCACAGTAGCCGCAACAGATATATCCGCACTTCCGCTAGCCACAATGCCACCCAAACAGGTAACAGCAGCGTCAGCGGTAACAGAACCAGCACCGAATTGAACCCTGATGCCTTCAGCCGTTACAGTAGCTGACGCATCAACCGCACCAGAACCAAACTGAACTCTTGTTCCAGCCGCTGTTACTGTGGCAGAAGCGTCAACAGAACCAGAAGCAAACTGAACCCTCGTTGCATCGCAGGAAACGGTGCTAGAAGCCGATATATCGCCCGAGGCATACTGAACTCTAGTCGCATCACATGAAGCGCTTGCAGAGGCTGTAATCGAGGCACTAGCTAACTGAACTCTTGTCCCTGCGGCAGAGACAGTAGCTGTTCCATTAACTGAACCATACGCATCCCACAAAGTTACCGAGGTTGTATAGAGAGGACTATCTAACGACAGGGTAAGTTGGTCAATACTCGCTTTTAAGTTGTCAAGCGAGTCAATTGACCAAGGTGGGAGCAGGTCAGCCATTACGCCAATGTAACGCTCAGAGAACCAGACGCAATCTTAAACACATCACCCGTGGCGATGGTTTTAGAAGCATCTAGGGCTGTGTGATACAGAAGGTTACCAGCGGTCGATGCGTCACGAATACCGATATGAGTAATCGTTCCCCATGAGCCACCAGCTTGAGGGAATTCAACAGCGGCTGAGTTTGTCGAAACTCCGTTAGAAGGTGAGCCGAAAGTCACAGCCTGACGAGCGTATGAAGTGCCAGAGCACTCAGTACCTGAATCAGCATCAGTAGGGTCGCTTGTGTAAAGCGCCACATAAACAGTCGTTGGGCTTGTGTAGCTCGTATTACGCAGGGTAGCGTTGATAAGAGCGTTCTCTAGATAATTTGACATTTCAGCCATGATTTACCTCGTTGCGAAAGACATTGAAAGAGGAACACCCGAATATTGAGAACTTTCATCGGATGTGGAAAGTGTGGAGATTGCTCTGTCGTACAAAGAACCCCATGTTTGGATACGAGCATCATTCATCAAATAAGGCTCGGCCTCTAACAACGAGGCGTAAAGTAACGCATCAGGCGCATTTGCCATGAACACATTACTTGAATTTGAGTCACTCATAAATGTTGGCGCTGCGTAGTAGAGCAGTTCCAATGTATAAGTGGAGTCAGGCACAGGAGCCAACTTAAACTCTGAAGCCAAGACTGTGTAATCTAATGGTTTGCCACTCTGAGTGGTTTTAGTGTTTCGACTAAAAATAGCAGGGCTAGAGAAAGTCAAAGGCTGAATCGGATTGGTAGAAACATAAAAGTCTCTAACCTCTAGAAAGTCGCTTGGTAGCTCAACAGTCGAATCACCGCCTGTCGTGGTAGTTGTGACAGATTTCAACATTTGTCGGATTCGCAACTCTCTACGCAAGCGTAACTCTGCGAACCGAACGAAATCCTCTATTTGGCTAGTCAAGTCTGTACGAGCCAAGTAAGAGGCAACCTTAGTTTTCAAATCTGAGTAAGTCGCTATGCTCATACATCATCCCAACCATATTCGTAAGTTCCGATATGCCTGATGTGCTTTGAAAGGTCGTGGTCTAAAACAGTCTTAAACCCTTTGTCAAACGCTTTCACACAAAAGTAAATATCTTCCCCAATTGTCCCACCTTTGTCGGTTTGTTCAAACCAAAACCAAGGCTTTTCGACTTTCTGGAACACTTCTTTTCTGATAAGAACCATCCCAAAACCTAAACCCAACACTTGCTCAAGACCCGTCTTGTCCTTGCTCGTTACCTTAACCAAGTCTTTTGTTTCTTGGTCGTAGTCCAAAGCAGTCGGCAAAACAGGAAATCGGCGGGTAGTCGCATTGACACCAACAATGGGTAACTTACGGGAGAGAAGAATCTGGAGCGCATCCTTTGGAAACCTCATATCTGAGTCAATCCAAAGAATCGCATCCGCACCATCTTTTAGTGCTTCTTCCGCAAGTCGCTCACGCTGGTTAAATATCAAAGTGCCAGGCACTTGATAAATCATCAACGAGCCACCTTTAGCACATCTTGTCACGCCTTCATAAGCGCAGAGTTTCGCTAGGTCAAAAGCAAACCCTGTCATAACTGTGTCACGGCAGGGTACGCAAATGGCAACTTTCATATCTGTCCTGGTCGAGTTCTAAAGAACCGATTATCAGGGTTATTTAAGAAAGCTCGAAATCTTTTCTCATCCACAACAGCAAAACCTCGCATGATTCCTTTACTGTTCAAGTCATCAATCACAACATTAGGCAAGCTGGCAATCTTTGTCCATTCACCCCATTTAGCTCGTTCATCAATAGCGTTGAATTGAGCCTTGTTGCTTTCGAGAATCGCAGAAATATCCTGCTTGGTCTCGATAAAGTGATTCCCATCAACATCGTGGAAATTGGTCTCTTTACCGTTTTGTGTTGCTATGTGGCGCATAGAAGAAGGGGGGTGATTAGCCCCCCGTGTGATTAAGAAGTGGTCAAGTCAGCGGCAATGCCGTGAGCAGCTTCGTTACGCATTTCCAAAGTCAACTCAGCCAAAATCTGAGTTTTCTCTGCGTCACCAGCCTTAGCCAATTCGTTTGTGGCGAATGGGCGCAAGTAAGCAACTGCTGCATATTCTGGGTCGAGCACCAGAGCGTCACGGGTACGCATGAAGCGGTTAGGAACCACAGACATAGTGCCGAAGTCGCTCATGTACACATCAGCCGCACCGATAATGGTGGTAGGCTCATTAGAAGGAGCCATGTAACGCTGTGCAGCGATACCTGCGAAAGCAGAAACGGCTTGCTTCTGGAATGGGCCAACCATCAAAATCTTGGGGTTGCCGCCAGAAGAATAAACCTTCTGAACCACATCCTTCAAGATGGTTTCGGTGAAAGCACGTTGAGTGCCATCGGTACGGGTAGACACACCGATAGTGGTGGGGTCAGCACCTGCGGTAGTACCAGACGATTTGTTAGTGTTGGTCTTAATCCAAGACAACATAGCGCCCATAGTGCGAGCAGTCGAGGCATCACCAGCAGAACGGCCTTGGTTGGCAGTCAAGATGGTTTCAATGTCACGCTTCAACTCAGCAGAAGCCTTGCTCAATTGATAGGCTTTTTCGCTCTTACGACCTGCTTTGTCAACAGACTCCAAAGTGCCAGAAATCTTGATGGTTTTCTGAACGATTTGAGTGTAGTTGCCCAAACGGGTTGTGGGAGACATGGTAGCGTCAGACGCGTCAGCACCTTCAACTGCGGCGTTTGCAGTAGTAGCGGCTGACAGGCTGTCAGTTTGCCACTCATGGTACACGGCGGTAGCTTTGCCACGAGCCAAAGTGTTAAGAAGGGGCGTGTCGGTTGGAGAGATATCATAGATAACATCGCTCAAATCTTCACGATTGCCGATAGATTGGTAGGTTTGATAGGTAGCCATTTTGATTCCTTACAAGAATTTTTCAAAGAGTAAAGCTGCATCACGGACTTTGCCAGATTGACGCAACTTCTGGTGAAGTTTTTTGTTCTGTTCTGCCTCTGCATTTCGAGGAACTGATGTACCTGCCTTTAGCATTTTCGGAGCAGCCTCAACCTTTTTAGCGATTGCGGGTTTATTGCTCTGAAGTTTTGCGTACTTCATCCCCTGATACAGACTCAAAACAGCCCGAGAGTCATACAGATTTGCAAGCTCTTGGTCACTCCAACCGATAGACTTGGCGTACTCACGAATATCCTTGCGGATTTGGTCGCCAGACTTAGGGTCTCCGTAACCAGGAATCAGGCTAGTCAGTTTCTGACTTTCTTCAGCGAGATGTTGCTGTAAACGCTCAGATTGCTCCGCTTGTTGCTGTTGTGCAATGCGTTGCTGTTCTTGTTGCAGAATAGCTAACTGTTTCTCTCGTTGTGCCTGTTCAGCCACCTTCACGGCATAACCGATTGGGTCGACTTCCTTTAGCGCTTCCAAATTTTCACCCTTGTTCTGTTGCTGGAGAAATTGCTCCATCATTTGCAGTCGTTGGGCGTATTGGTCTCTTAATTTTGTCGCTTCCTGAATCTTCGCTCTTTCGGCTTCCACCGCTTTGCGTTCTTCAGCAAGTTTCTGGGTTTTCTTAGTGTAATCTGCGCCTAATTGGTAGCCCTCAATAAGCTCAGTTTCAGTTACTTCTCGCTCCTCTCCAGCAGCTTTCACCCTGAATGTACGAGTAGGCTGTTCTTCAGCTTCTTCAGAATCTACCAACTCTGGCTCATCGGCCTCAACATATTCCTCTGGCGCTTCCTCAGTTTCGGGTTGGCTCTCGGCTCCCTCTGCTGAATCCATCATCCCTAGAAATGCTGCTGCGGCTGTGTCCACCGTCAGCGGTCCACTACCTTGCGGTGTCGTGTTTTCGCTCATTTGATTCCCAAATTGTCAGCCTAAACAGTAGGCCTCTGCCTCGTTAGAGGATTTTCCAGCGCTTTTTAACTATCTCGCTCGTAGCTGCCATAGATTCAAAATGCGCTATGACTGATTGTAATGCGTTTATTTTCAAATACGCAACCTCTCGTTCATCAATATTGTGAGGCTGAGAATTGACAATAACCGCCAGTTCTGCGTTCTTTAGCTTCTCAATCTCTCCCATGAAAAACTCATCGGAGATTAGGTTTTTAGCTCGTTGCGCTTTGTCCAAGGATTGACCCCACAATTTGATTTATGTCCACAGGAGAACCCATTGGTGTCTGTCGACCAGAGGCAAACATCTCGTTAAATGTCTGGGCTTGAGGCATATTTTGCCATTGTGTCCCTTGTAAGGAAACGCCAGGGAATAAGTCCTCAAAAGTAACATTCTGCACAGGGCTGTAAGTGTAGGTCGGCGACTTCCAATCCTCTGGAATCGGCACTTGTGCGAATCCTGTTGGCGCAGAAGTCCCGCCACCAGTATCATTTAAGCCTAGAGGGTCGCCAGTTAAGGCGTTTACCAATAGACCAGCCCTAGCTGTATCTAAAGCGCCTTTTAAAGTGATACCGCTAGCCGCTGGAACAGCTAACTCAGCACCAGTAAATGCAGGAGTGGCGCTAGCCAAGTCAGCCAACGCAGCATCAACTCCCGTCAATTCTGCGGCAACAGGGGCGGCAATAATTTCAGGCGTAAAAGCTGGAGCGCTTGCGGCGAGGTCAGCTAAAGCGGCATCAACCCCCGTTAAAGCAGGGGCCGCAATTGCGGCAGCTTCAGGCGCAAAGGCTGGAGCACTTGCCGCCAAATCCGCCATAGCCGCATCAACGCCTGTTAATGCAGTACTTTCACCAGCCAAAGCAGGAAGGCCATAATAAGCACCAGCAAGTAAAGCGGCTTTACCTAAGTCTGATTTCGCCAAATCTCCAAAGGATTCAGCAATATCACCAATAGCGCCACCAATATCGCCAACTAGCCCGCCAAAAAACCCACCGCCACCACCAGCAAACTGGCGAGGGGTAGAGTTACCTTCTGCATCCCACCGCCCAGAAACGCTTTGCTTACCGTTAATCCAATTGCGATATTGAGTGGGAGAGTTGTAACCAGTTAAGTTACCTTCAATGTCGTAATTAGCAACAACTGGAAGGCCGTTTACCATGCCAAGGTCTTTTGTGTAGCCAGTTAACCTTTGTTCTGGAGTAAGTTCACCAGATTGCACCAACTCATATGCAGGATTAAAACCCTTTGGCGTTTCACCTTGTTGCCATTGTTTTTGAGTTCCAGCAGGAATTTGGCCCAACCACTCGTCATATACATAAACAGGCACATCAACGTATTTGCCAGTACTGATTGATTTAGGCGCATCAAGTTTTGATGTGTCTAAGTTTGTGAAAATCTGAGCCTGCCAATCTTGTGGCTTCCCACCAAAAGCCTCATTTGCCGAATAAGACATTAGACCTTCCAACTGAGCGTAAGCAGTCGGATTGGCCTTTTTTAGTTGCTCAATGTATGTAGCCATATTTAGCCTGGTATTTCTACATTAGAAGTAATCCCTGCACCCACCTTCATGGCTTTCATTTGGGCTTCGGCTAAGAATTCCTCTTGTTTCAATTGGAGTTCTGCGGCAGATTTCTCACGCTCAAACTGGAGTCGAGCAGCCTCTTTCTCACGCATTAACTGAATTTCGGCAGCGGCTTTTTCTCTTGCCAACTGAATGTCGGCTTGAGCCTTGGCTTGTTGAGCCTGAATGTCCGCTTGTGTCTTAGCCATGTATGCCTGAATCTCAGGCGGCACTTGTGGCTCTTGTTGAGGTGGGTTGGCAAGCGCTTGGTCTTGCTCTGGAGTGATGGATTTATAGAACTCAGCAGAATCCTTAAATCCTGCGGCTTCCACCATCCGACCAAGAGTATTGCGGTACTGACCCATCGAAACCAGAGGATTAGCTGGCCCCATTGTCTGAAGCACTTGCTCTTGTTTGGCAAGAACCATGTTCAGCATAGCCATCTGTTCTTGGCGGTTACCAGCACCGAGGCCGACATTTATATCAACATCGTACTGATTCGACCACTCACGAGGGTCAAACTGGACATATTGACCACGCATCCGAACGATACGGGGTTTGTCTTGGTACTTACAGAGCAGGTGCAGAATCCCTTGGAACAGCGACTTAACGCCAGTTTCAGCAAAGATTCTGGCAATCATCTCAATCTTGCCAGCGGCAGACTGTTGCATAGACGCAACAGCAGCGGCAGTCACATTCTGGAGAATAGACGGGTCAAGACCTTGGGAAGCCTCTGTAACACCTGTGCGCTTCTGTTGGATTGAATCCAAATATTGAAGCATTGGGAACGCTTGAGCCGCAACGGGTTGAACAGCCAATTGCTGAACAGCGCCTTGAGACTTAATGCGAACCACACCACCAGCGGTGGCAGTTAACAGGTCATCTAAGTTAACTTGTCCATCAACAGCGGTCACACGGGCGTTATTCGTCAGATACAGGTTGTCAAGAATCTGTCGAGTGATAGTTGTCTTGATTAACTGCAAATCCATCGTTCTGTCAGCGAGAGATTCGCCAAAGAACTTGTGTGGAGTAGGAATCGGGCAGACTGTGTGGAAAGGAATGTAATCAGTTTCCTCATCGCTCAAAATCTCGTTTGAAGCGTAGAAAACCTGTCGGAGTTCAGCGATGCCATCACCATCAATATCGGCTGTGACATAACACTCAAAAACCTCGATTGTCTCCATTGACTCATCAACAGAAATACCATCGTCAGGATTCTCGCCAGGCGCAACACGGGCTAAATACTCAGGTGAATAAGTCAGCGAGTTAGAAGCCTGTAACCCATCCACAATGTCTTTATCAAAGCCCATTGCGATTAAGTCACTACGAGTAATCAATCGGCGGTGAGCAACGAAAGGCGCATCCTTGGGGCTTTTCTTGGCTCTCTTAGAGATGAGGAATTCTTCAGGCGGGACATTCTCAACAACCACATGGCCTGATTTCTTCTTTTTCTGGACTGTGACGCTGTTTGACGAATACATCACAGGCTGACCCATTGGGTCAAGAACAGGATTACCAGCAGGGTCAAGAACTGGATTCTCTACCACTTCTTTTTCGACCACTTCCATAGTCTCATCAGAAAGCAACATCGCTAACTCGTCATCAGACAAGTCACGATATTTCTCTTTGGTCACATCTTCTTTATCTTCCCAATAGGCTTTAACCACGCCAACCTTTTGAAGGAGAGCGTCTTTAAACCAATCGTGCATGATGATGAGGCCAGCGTTATCACGCATGAACACCCAGTTACAGTATTCAGTCGCTTGCTTGGCTCCAGCTTCATCTTGTGGGCCACGAGGGTCGAAACGAACCACCTCATCGCTTGACGAGAAGATTCGGACTAATGGGGGAAGCGCACCATCTACGGCTTCAGCCACTTCGCCAGTAACGATTGAGGATTTACCTTCAACTTCGTTGCCAAGTGGTTGTCGTAAATAGAAAGATAGTGCGTCTGTGCGTTGCTGAGTTGTCTCAGTCTCTAGAAAACCAATCGAATTATCAATCTCCGATTCGATTATCGACTTCAGTTTGTCTTGGCTCATCTTTAACCTTTGGCGGTCTGCCCATCCGTGGGCGTTGCTCCGATTGTAGCGGTTTCGCCACATTTTCAAGCATTTCAATCCGCTTTTCAAGCTCAAGAATGGTTTGCTCCATTCGGGCTATTTTCTTTGCATCAGCAATATCGCCTTGTTTTAAGAAATACATCAGATTACCCATTTCGGTGGTTGGTTGATAGATTTACCCCATGAAGAACCAGATTCGTCTAGTCCGACAGCTAGGTAACGGAAAGCGTCAGCCGCATGGCTGTGTTGGTCATGCAAGGGTTTTTGGCTAAACATTTTGGTAGTTGGGTCTACATCGTATCGGTAATGTCTCAAAGCCTGAAGCCCCTCGGCGCACCTGTCTTTGTCAAAAAAGCATCTATTCATCATCATCCTCGCAGCATTAATACCGTCAGAAATGGACAATTTGGGCACTATTCTTACAGGCAAATTCATGTTTGTCAGAATATCTTTGACTGATTTTCCTGTCATGTTTTTGTGCTCAGCATCGTGCGGAAGCCACAAATCACGGTAGTTATACCCCTTGCCCTGCATTACATGGACATAGTGATCTATCGGCTGTTGGCAGTTTTGATAGAAGTCAATCACCCTGATTTCTCCACCAGCCACCACTTGAACGAACCAAATGCTCGTCATGTCAGCCCAACCCAAGTCAAAGAACGCTTGTACACCAATAAGGTTATCAACAATGATTGACCTGATTCGTTCTTCCTCTTGGGCTTGCCTTAGTTCTTTGGCATAAACCGCACCATCTAACATTTGGCGGGTATGCCCTTCCCAGACATTCAGGTAAGCATCAGGGTCTTTTTGTTTTAGCGCATCTTTCTCAACCCTTAGAACCTCTGGGAACCAAGGATTATCCTGCCAGTTAATTGAGCACAATTTGGCTGTGCTTGGCGGGTCTTTGATAAATCTAATGTAGCTTTCATCCGTATCTAGCTCTGGATTCATGGTTATCCAAATCTCTGAGTTTGGCTTACGGATTGTTGGGATTAAGGTTTCCCATGACTTTTTTGAAATTGTCTGCGCTTCTTCAACCCAACAAATGTCAACACCCTCAAACGATTTAATTGAGGTTACATTGTGTTTTAAACCAGCAAAACTGAACTCGGAACCGTTTTTCCCGTAAATGGCTGTTCTCTGCACATCAAAGAAGTCGCTTAACCCTAATTCGCTGATTTGGTCATTCAAGAGAGTAATAACAGAATCAGAGATTGAGTTCTGAATCTCCCGAGCGCAAAGCACCCTAATGGGCTTTTGAGTAGCCAAAGCAATCAAAGCCCTAGCCACACTCCATGACTTAGCCGACCCCCTTCCACCGTAGAGAATTTTGTATCTGTGCGGAGAAAATAGGAAATCTAGCTTTTCAGGCAGTTCAAGCGCCAGCTTCATTGGGTCGCTTTAAAGTTATCTCAATACCAGTAACCTGAACAGCACCGCCATTAGCGCCTGTCAGCTCAGTCCTTGATAGCTTCGGAGCCGCATACTCGGCAAGTTTTGCCATCAAGTCCAATGCTCGATAAGGGTCTGGTTTACGGTCAACAGTCGGGTCTCCGTCTGCAACCGATTTAAGCCATTTCTCGACATTTTCCGAGTTGTTGGATAGCAGAGCGCTAATGGTCTCTCTAAACTCGGTTGTGGCCTTATTAGGCTTGCCCTTGGGCCTTCCTCTGCCCCTATTAGTTAGGTTTGCGGAATTTCCGCTCTCTATTTTTTTCATTTTTACCAATTCCTCTCGGCTCGTTGGTGTTTACTATTTTCTTACCACTTAACCTTATCTGACCAGTATGCTGCGCTCATCTTACCCTTGGCAATGTTGTCGGCGTGTCTAGCCTTGAAAGACTTTCTACGGGCTTTATCAGCCTCGCTTTCGCCTTTCTTTGGTGGGCTACCTGTCACGCCTTGTTGACCAAAACGAATCAGTTTCACCTCGTCACCGCTTTTCGCAAGAACCGCATGGCTCTTGGTTGGGTGGTTTGGTGTTCTCTTTGGTTTGTTGTAACCAGAGAATGATTCGTTTCCTCGCTTCATGCTAGTTTCTCAACAGGGATAAAGACATTATCAGACCACACTCTCTCAGCGAAAAAGTAGCCCATTCGTTGAATCATTATAGCGATTTCAGCGTCATTCATGCCATTTTTGGCTAGTTTCTTCTGCTCAATAATGATAATCGGGCGGCTACGCATAATCGTGTTTCTTGCCCCCCTGAGTGCGTTTTCCTCAAAACCTTCCACATCCAACTGGATTAAGTCAGGGCTTAGATTCAGGCTATCAATGGTCATCATCGGGATACCCTCTTGGGTTTCCTCAATCTGGAGCGCACCAGCGTTAGCCTCGCCATCTCCCTCAACCATCTTGCAAAAACCCTCTTTGTCCGAAAGTCCAGCTTTGTAAATCTCTACATTCTCGTTGCTGACATTTCGCTTAAAGCACTCAAAATTAACATCGTCAGGCTCAAAAGTCACAACCTTGGAAAAAAGCTCGGCGTAAATCTTTGACCAAACACCACAGTTTCCACCAGCGTGAATCACTAGACCTCGGTGCGGAACCCATTTAACCAAATCAGGGATAGCTTGCATCTCGACAGGAATCCACTTCCAAGCCTCTACATCAGACTTGGGCCACCACCAGCCATCACGATTTTCGATTAAATCTTCCATTCCTCTTGCCTTTCATAACCTCTTGTAGAACCCCAAAACTGGGTAGCGAAACAATGCCCATTTCCCTCATATCTGTAACCAGAAAAATGGTCTCTGGTGAAATAATGAGAAGGATAGATTGTCAGGGGATATTCGGTCTCGTGATAGACCTCGGTTATGTGCATCGGCCCTGTCTCAATCCATGCCCTATCTTTTAGGGTTTCTTTCTTTTTGAGGCGCTCAATACACTCGCCAAAGAACGGATTTTCAGGAACAGACCCCATTACGCTGACATTTATTAGGCCAGGCCTTCGGGTTTCCTGCTCCCAATGGGCAAAAGCATCAGGCTTTAGTAACCAATCTTCTAAAGGAGAAAGGCAGACAGAATCAGCGTCTAGCGTGATTCCACCTTCGTTATATAGGATTTCATACCGCATCAAGTCAGCCACTCCGCAGAGTTCTCGGCTTTCTTGAATGTGTTTGGCATTGAACCACTTGTTCCCTCTGAGGGCATCGTTCCCCCAAATCTTGACCTCGTAGTCAGGATTGAGGGTTTTCCAAGTGTTTATGCAATGGTCTGGGCGCTTGGTTTCGTCACCAATCCAGACAAAGTGAAGTTTTTTAGAAATCACTTTTTCTTCATGACTTTCTTAGCTTGCGAAATTCCAATAGCCACGGCTTGTTTTTGGCTCTTGACGATAGGTCCATTTTTTCCAGAGTGCAGCTTTTCAGCCTTGTATTCAGAGTATACTTTGCCTACTTTATCTTTGGCTTTAGGAGTAAGTTTCATGAGTGACCTTGAAGAAGTTTGGATGCCAGTTCCGAATTATGAATCATTTTACCAAGTTAGCAATAGTGGAAAATTTGCAATCATTAAAAAAGATGGTCGAATTTTAAGAAAACTTAATACAGCAACACAATATCTAAGCGTATCTTGCAAAGATATTGATGGAAGCGGTCAAAAAGCCTTATACATACATCAACTTGTTGCTCATGTATTCATTGGAAAACGACCAGATGGCATGGTTGTAAGACACATTGATGGCAATAGATACAACAATCATGTAAGCAACTTATGCTATGGAAGTCCACATGAAAATACACTAGATTCAATCAAAAACAAAACATATGCCAAAGAGAAAAATGGCAGGTCATTGCTTAATCAAAGAATGGTTAATGCAATTAGAAGTTTGTTTCAAGACCAAATTGCATCAAAGGCACAACTAGCAAAAGCGTTTCAAGTTTCTGATTCAACAATAAACGCAATCATAAAAAACAGAAACTGGAAAGAAGATGTTTAATCTTCCTCGGCCTCTGACATTACAGGGGCTTTTTCCCAACGGCGGCACACACGAAGGGAGTGACAAATAAATTCCAGCTTATGGCAGTAACCACGACCACCACCGTCAGCGTCAAACTCGTCTTGAGGCACGACTTCCATCGCCTCTAAAGTTTCGGGTTGGTCATCAAAATATTCGCAGTTAGCGCACAGTCGGCGCTTTGCTTGGTCAGGAGAAATGCGCCATACATTCGCCAAACCACGCCAGAATTCTGAGTTCGGAGCGTCAACCTTGACAGGGCCGAGCATTTGAGTCTCAACCAATGTGTCACGGGTTTTCTTGTTTGATTCGGTAGTCAGACCTTCGATAACGGGCTTTTCTGCCTCGATTTCTTCAATCTCGATTTTAATTTCGGCAGCAGGCGCTAAAAGTCCACTCATATAAGCCTTTCAGGGTTTTATCCCATTCTACAAAAAAAGAGGCAGTCCGTAAACCGCCTAAATGTTGGCAACTGCTCAGATTCCCAACACGGCTGAGTACTACTCTCTCCTTGCGGTGGTCGCTGTGGCCTACAGCATCGCAATACTCATGCGTGTTAGTTGTTGGTGGCCCGAGTTGAACGGGCTACTCAAGCTTATGCAACCTGAAGTATCTCTCGCACTTCACCAACACGGCTGGGGACTGTTGGGGGGAGTCGAACCCCCGATAATCCGTAACCCATTACTGAGTTGGCTGCTGCTACCGCTGGCTCCATCAGCAATCCCCATGCGTCTTGGTGGTTAAATTTTAACCTCATCAGGCCACAAATCAAGCTCTATCAATCTCTCAATCGTCTTTCTGTGGGCTTTTTCCCACATATCTATCCGTTCCTCTTTTGTGAGTTTTAAACCTTGGTCAAGGATAAAGTGGCATCGGATACACAAAGCCGCTGTGTACTCATCGCTTGCCTTCACGCCTCTGCCTTTACCATGTATCAGACGATTAGAGTGAGCCGCTTGGGTTGAGCCTTCTAGTCCGCAATGCTGACAAGCCAAAGACGCAACATTCTTCAAATGCTTCTTTGAACGGAAATATTTGAACTTAGGTATCATTTTTTACCCAGATAGAAAATGATTGAGCCGTATCACCAAAAGGGAGTTGTGCGATTTTCTGAGAAATGCGCTCTCTTTCTTTTTCTGCTACCAGTTTGGCAAAGGCTTCAATCTTGCTGTAAGGCATACCAATAATGTCTAGGTCGCCTGAGTTTTTCCACATCTCAATGATTTCATCTTGTGTCATGCTTCACCTCTTGCTCGGATTGCATCTCCAATGCAAAGTATTTTTAGGCTCATAGTCCAACCCCAACTCACGGGCGTTTTCCGCCTTCTTATCCAAAGCAGTCTGGCTTTTCTGCCACTGCACGCCAGCGTCATACCCATAACCCCAACCCATCTCAATCAAGGCAAGTTCCTCTTTTGAATACGCTTGTTTTCGAGGCTCTCCAGTTTCAAGAAAGCGGCCGTTTACCCATTGTTTAAATGTTTTATAAATCATTTGTCCCTCTTTATTTCGTCAATAAACATACCTAGCAGTACAACAAAGCAACCGCCTATAAGAAAGCCACCCGCAAAATAATTCAATTGGTCTGGTGTCATGTTTGTTCTCCTCTTGCTCGGATTCTTTCAGCACACCATTGGCTTGCAACACGCTCTGCCGCATCTTCAGGCTTGGTGTAGACTGCATTGATAGCGTCACAAATTTTTGCACACTCCTCACGCTCTTTTGCAACAGCATCCTGAAGTTCTTTGATGTGCTCGTTTACTTTCTTTATTACTGGCGCATTTTTCTCAATGATTTCTTGGCGAACCTTGTCCTCTACCAGTTTGGCAAAGTTTTGAATTGATTGATTCCAGCTCACATTCAAATCTTGATACATACCAGCCTGTCTAGCCATCTCAATGATTTCGTACTTATTCATAAACCACCCCAAAAGTTAGATTTGTAGTCTTTCCACCTAATTCCACGCTTTATCTCCCACACGACCCTTTTAGAGACCCCATAGCGCTCTGCAAGTGCTTTCTGGGTGTCAGGGCTTAACCGAATTAAATTAGCCTTCTCTACGCTCAATTTACCCCTTTTACGGCTGCTTTCTGAAATCTTTGCCGCCCTCACAGGATTTGAGGCATAAGACTTGTCCATTTTCTCGGCTAAGACCTTTCGGCTCACAGCCCTCATGTGTCCTTCAGCCAAGCAGAGTTTGTTTTTGCAGATTGTTGTGTAAACATCACCTTTGCGCTTTGACTTTCCGTAGTGAATCCCGATAACTGTTCTGACATTCCAAGTCTTTTGCGAAAACCGAATGGTCGGATAGCCGTTGTGGTTCAGGGTGGATTTCCAAATCAGGCAGTCTCCATCTTCCTCAGTTCTGCTTAACAGGCGCTGAAGTGAGGGCATTAATTGCCCTGTTGAGGGTTTGGGGTGGGATTCTTGTCCATTGTTCTTGGCAGATTTCGAGGGCGTTGTCGATTGTGATTGTGTACTCTCGTTTCCACTTGAATCCTGATTCTGAGCATCGTAAAAGAATGTTTCCTGCACTTTTTAGCTTTCTGTATTCAACTGAGTCTGTCTGCTTGAGTTCTTCTAAACAAGTCATCATTGCATAGACGGGAAGGGAAGTAGCGACCATCTCGCTTGAGGCATCTTCACCATCGTCTAAAAAGAATATTGAGATTCTGTGGCTTGTGATTGATTCTTTGAGTTTCTGCTTGGCAATCGCTCTGGCAATCGGATTCATGCCAGTATTGCGATTTACTTTCGTGACAAACTTCACTTTTGTTTCTCAATGTATGCAATCACAGCATCACAAGCGGAAACCATAATCTTCAGATACAACGGAAACAAAGCGCCACAAATAAAAATCAAAATATCGTTCATTTCATT